TTACTGCTGTTGGCGCTGCCTTATCCTAATAGGAGGCTTTTATGAGCTTCGCAAGTGATATTCTAGCGACCAGTCTGGCGGATACAGGCACAGCCGTACCTAGGCGCGTGCGTTTAGCAGGGGTTAATGTTATTGCTACTGCTACTTCTGGAACCCTAACATTTAGAGATGGTGGGGCAACAGGTACAGTTAAATTAACTTACACAACCCCAGCCGCCGCTGGTGCGTATGACCTACTCATACCTGATAACGGTATTTTATTTAGTACCGACATGCACGTTACGTTTAGCAACAACGCTCACGTAACAAATGTAGTTATTTTGTATGTAGGTTAGTCATGGCTAAGTCTCCCGCTTGGCAGCGTAAGGAAGGCAAAAACCCTAAAGGTGGGCTAAACGCCAAGGGTCGAGCCTCCTATAACAAAGCCAATCCGGGTAAACCCGGACTTAAAGCTCCGCAACCAGAGGGTGGCCCTCGTAAGAAGTCTTTCTGCGCAAGGATGTCAGGTATGAAGAAGAAGCTTACATCTGCTAAGACTGCTAATGACCCGAACTCTCGTATCAACAAATCTCTTAGAGCTTGGAAATGTTAGATGGAGATGATGCTATGGAATTTTGTCCTTTCAGTAATAGTGGCAGGTATGGGCTTCTTACTTAAAGGTAAATTTGACGAGATCCAACGTCTCGGTATCCTTCTGAATAAGACTCGGGAGGAAGTTGCCCGTGACCACATTACTCGCGCCGAAGTAAGGGCTGACTTAGATAAAATTCGTGAACATTTTGACAACGGCTTTGACAGGCTTGAAGCAAAAATTGATGCCTTATCGGCAAGGAGATAAAAGTGGAAGACAAGAAAACCCAGGGCAACAAAAAAATGCGTTCTGCCGCAGTGCGTCAAGAAATGATGGGAATGATGCGTGCTGGTGAAGCCCCCAAGGATTTAAAAGAGCGCCTCGATAAAGTGAGCCGCGAGTCTGATTCTGAATACCGCCGCGAAACCCGTGATATGGGTATGAAATACGGTGGTATGGCTAAGATGAAAAAAGGCGGTCCTGTAAAAGCTTCTAAACGTGGTGATGGCTGCTGTTCTAAGGGTAAAACCCGAGGAAAAATGTGTTAAAGAAAGCTAAGTCTCGTGTAAACGAAGCTGGGGTTTATACCAAACCCAGTATGCGTAAACAGCTTTTTGAGCGTATCAAAGCAGGGGGTAAGGGTGGAAAACCAGGTCAATGGTCAGCCAGAAAAGCACAACTTCTTGCCCAAAGTTATAAGAAAGCGGGGGGCGGCTACAAAAACTAGCCGCTTACAATATAGGCCCACGAAAGACGGAAACGTGTTTGAGTGGATTTTATTTACCGCCGAAGTAGTTAGGCAAGTAAGAAGGATGGAGCGGGATGTCATTGAAAAAGCCGCAGCAGAGTCTGAAAGACTGGACGAAGCAGAAGTGGAGAACTAAAAGTGGAAAACCCTCCACTCAGGGACCGAAGGCTACTGGTGAGCGTTATCTACCAGAATCAGCCATTAAGTCGCTATCTCCCTCCGAATATGCGGCTACTACAAGGGCAAAACGGGCTGGTAAAGCTAAGGGTAAGCAGTTCGTGTCTCAGCCTAAGCGAATTGCAAAGAAGACAGCGAGGTATAGAACATGAGCAGTAACAAGAAAGAAGGTATGACTAAAAAACAGCTTCTTGAGGACGCTGAATTAGAAGTAAATCTTCCCAAAAAATACACTGACCCTAAACCCGGTTCTACTGAAAGACCAATACCAAGAACCGCTAGGCGAAATTTTATTAGGGACTATGTTATGGAAGGCGACGGGCCTGTGCCTAAAAAATACGTGGACTACGCAGATCAGGAAGCCCGAGAAGCGGCTGATGAAGAGCGTCGAGAAACCCGAGGTATGAAAAAGGGCGGTATGGTTAAATCTTCGGCTCCTAAGCGTCGTGGCGATGGATGTATTACCAAGGGGCGCACTAAAGGAAAAATGGTGTAACTATGGCTGAGAAATGGATACAAAAGGCAATCAAAAAGCCTGGTGCGTTACGTAAGTCGCTTGGTGTAAAGAAGGGCGAAAAGATTCCCGCTGGGAAGCTTGCTGCCGCTGCTAAGAAGCCCGGTAAGATGGGGCAACGTGCCCGGCTGGCTCAAACTTTAAAAGGACTTAAGAAGTGACTACTTCTGGCACCAGCGGATTTAACCTAGACCTTAACGACATCATCGAAGAGGCGTTTGAGCGTTGTGGTGTCGAGGTGCGTACTGGCTATGAGCATCGCACGGCCCGCCGGTCTTTAAATCTTTTGACAATCGAGTGGTCAAACCGGGGCATTAATCTTTGGACGATTGAGCAAGGTACGGTTAATTTGGGGCAGGGAACCGCTGTTTATGATGTTCCTGAAGATACTATTGACCTGCTTGACCATGTAATTCGCACAGGCACAGGGACTAATCAAACTGATATTAATATCAGCCGGATTAGTGTTTCTACCTATGCCACAATCCCTAATAAAACAGCTCAAGGGCGCCCGATTCAAGTCTGGTTTAACCGCAGATCCGGTGCTACTGAGTCCTCAGGCATTGCTAAACCGCAAATCAACGTCTGGCCTACTCCTGACCAAGGAACTGTTGGAGATCCATATTACACCTTTGTTTACTGGCGCTTGAGGAGGATTCAAGATGCAGGAAACGGAACCTCGACCCAAGATATACCTTTTAGGATGCTCAATTGTCTGGTTGCAGGTCTTGCGTATTATCTTTCCATGAAGATTCCTGAGGCTATGAACCGGATTGAGATGCTCAAAATGGCCTACGAAGAGCAGTGGATGATGGCGTCTTCAGAAGACCGTGAGAAAGCTGCGCTGCGACTTGCACCAAGGGAGATGTTTTACTAATGCCTAGCAAATACTCTTCCGGCAAAAACGCAATCGCGGAATGCGACCGTTGCGGCTTCAGGTACAAGCTGAAGGAGCTAAAAGAGCTTGTTATCAAGACAAAGAACGTCAATATTCTTGTTTGTCCTACGTGTTGGGAACCCGATCAACCGCAGTTGCAGTTAGGGATGTACCCAGTTAACGATCCGCAGGCTGTAAGAAACCCCCGCCCAGATAATTCTTATGAGTTGTCTGGGGATAACTTAGGTGGTAGTCGAATCTTTCAATGGGGGTTTGCCCCTGTTGGTGGGTCCAGAAATATTGATGATGGTTTAACGCCTAACAACTTGGCTTTAGGCATTACGCTTGGTACAGTAACCGTATCAACAACTTAGGAGTATGTCATGGAATATAAACAACCAAAACCAGTACCAGTCCCTAACACGGCTGGGTACCCCAATAACACTGCCAATACGCAGACTGTTAAGACTCGTGGCACTGGGGCAGCGACGAAGGGCACAAACTCTTCTAAAAAGCTTGGATAAATGAACTACGCTCAGCTCTTTGAAACCATCAAGGGATATTGTGAAAACGATTTCCCAAATACGCAGTTCACCGATTCTAGTGCTGCGACGGGCACCTTTACGTCCAAAGAGCAGATTGATACGTTTATTCAACAGGCTGAACAAAGGATCTATAACTCCGCGCAATTTCCGGCCATCCGAAAGAATGTCACTGGAACATTGTCAATAGGAAATAAGTACCTTTCATCACCTTCCGACTTCTTGGCTACGTATTCTTTGGCTGTCATTGATGGCGATGGCAACTACGAGTATTTGCTAAACAAAGACGTAAATTACATTCGCGCTGCCTACCCCAACCCATCTACTACTGGAATACCAAAGTATTACGCTTTATTTGGCCCAACAACAACCAATGACAGCCCACCAATTATTACCAACGAATACAGTTTTATTCTTGGGCCAACACCAGATGCTGCATACAGTGTTGAATTGCATTACTACTACTACCCTGAGTCTATCGTTACTGCATCTACAACTTGGCTTGGGGATAACTTTGATTCTGCCTTACTGTACGGGGCACTTTGCGAGGCATACACCTACATGAAGGGTGAGCCTGATGTTCTTGCTAATTACACAAAGCGTTATGAAGAGGCCATGATTCTGGCTAAGCGTCTTGGTGATGGCATGGAGCGCCGCGATGCCTACAGGTCTGGTCAGGTCAGAATGTCGGTGAACTAAATGGCATTTACTGGAAACTACACATGTAATTCGTTCAAATCGGGCCTTATCAATGGAGACTTTGACTTTGATACGGACATTATCAAGATGGCGTTGTACACCAATAGCGCAACATTAAATGCGGATACAGCAGCCTATACTTCAACAGGAGAAGTCTCAGCCTCGGGTTATACCGCAGGGGGGGTTACTCTTACTGTCGAGAAGGGCATTTCTAGCAACACAGCGTACATCAGCTTTGAGAACGCATCAGTCTCTGCCGCTTTTACTGCGCGGGGTGCGTTGATTTATAAGGATGGCGGCGCTGCAATTTGTGTTTTAGACTTTGGGTCGGACAAAACTTCAACGACAACATTTACAGTGACGTTCCCGACAGCAAGTTCAACCGACGCTTTAATTCGACTTTCGTAAGGAGTAAGACATGTTTAGTGAAATTGCAGCCGGATCAGACAAGGTCGAAGCTGGCGTAGACAAAAATGACTGGATGAACGACAAAGTTCGTGCGGGTGGCGTCTTTACTGTTGAGTGTTTTGACAAGGACGGCAATCTCAAGTGGAAAGAGTCTGCTCACAACCTGGTTGTTAATGTCGGCCTTCAGGACATGAATGACAAGTATTTTGACGGTTCAGCCTATACCGCAACTTGGTATCTTGGCTTAGTCACGGGACCTGGTGGAAGTAATACTTACGCTGCCGGTGACACTCTTGGCGCTCATGCAGGATGGACGGAGTTTTCAAGCTACACAGGAAACCGTAAGTCCGTGACATGGAACGGCGCCACTTTAGCTGATCCTTCGGTTATGTCAAACAGCAGCTCGGCATCATCGTTTGCAATTACTGGGTCGGGCACGGTGGCTGGTGCGTTTTTGGCGAGCGTAGACACAGGGACATCAGGGATTTTGTTTTCTGTTTCTAACTTCCAATCGCCCGGGGATCGTACTGTAGCCAATGGCGATACGTTAAACGTGACGTACACATTTAGCCTTGATGCTGCGTAAGGAGTTATAAATGGCAACGAAATTTCAAAAAGATCAACAGGTTAAAGTGGATGCTGCTGTTCCGACTGGACCAGTCCTAGCTTTTCGCATGAACGAAGAAGGCGTTATTTACTGCCTGGTGCAATGGACAGATAAAGACGGAATTGAAAAAACCCGTTGGTTTAAAGAAGACGAATTGGTGGCGGTGTAATCAGTGTGTTTGGCGCTCTTCCTTTCACTGTAGCGCCATTTGCTGCGCTTGGTAATGTAACGCTCTTTGTTACAGTCTCGGAGTCGGCGACAGCCAGCGAGATTGCATCGGCGGTAGGGACGTTTTTTGCCAGCGTTCAAGAGTCTTCTCAGGGGTCGGATTCCATATCAGGCTCCCTTGTTGTTCCAGGCAGTATTACAGAATCGGTGTCGGGCAGTGACTCCGATACAGCCATTCCAATATTTGTACGTTCTGTTCAAGAATCGGCTACAGCTTCGGATGTAACCAGCGCCATCGTTACGTTTGTTAGTGCAGTGCAAGAATCTGTACAGGCGTCTGATGAGATAACGGTTACGGGGATATTTAATCCTTCGGTTGCTGAAGCTGCGCAGGCTTTGGAGCAGGTCTTTGCCGGGGTTATTTTTGTTGCTGTTGCCAATGAGTCGGCGTCAGCAGACAGCTCAGAGGTGGTTGGGGCTTCGGTCTTTAATGCTCCAATTCTGGAGGCTGCGGTTGGCGCAGACTCCGTTTCGTTTGACATTGAGTTTGGCGGCCTGATTAATGAGTCTGGATCTATCTCAGACAGCACACTGGCAAGGTTCCTGTGGGAGCTGATTAATGACAGTCAATCAGTGTCATGGCAAACTATTACGACGGATACGGGTGCCACTTGGAGCGTTGTTAATAATTCAGAAACCACCAACTGGACGGTTATTAAAATACATACGTAGAGGCAAAAATGGCGCTAATTGTTAAGGATCGGGTCAAAGAAACGACTACCACCACGGGTACAGGCACCGTAACTTTGGCGGGTGCCGCAAGCGGATTTCAGGCTTTTTCCGTGATTGGCGATGGAAATACTACGTATTACGTTATTCAGGACACAGCGGCTGGGGACTGGGAAGTGGGCATTGGTACGTACACGCTGTCTGGTACGACGCTGAGCCGGGATACGGTTTTATCATCCTCCAACTCGGGTAGCCTGGTTAATTTTGGCGTTGGGGATAAGGATGTATTTGTAGCTTACCCTTCAGAGGGGGCGCTTTTTGGTGGCGGAAACGCTACAATTGTGGTGAATCAACAATATGTGGCTGACAGCTACACGATTGCATCCGGCAGCAACGGCTTTACGGTTGGACCTTATACGGTCGGCCCAGGCGCAAGTGTAACTTTATCCGGCGGTCAACGCTGGGTTGTCATTTAGGAGCCATCATGAGTTCAATTACAGCGGGTACCACGACGACTACGGCCTTTACGGTCAGTGGTGATACGACGGGTGCGTTGGTATTTAAAACCAACGGTGGTACGACCGCGCTAACTATTGATACTTCTCAGAATGCTACGTTTGCTGGAACAATATCGGCGAACGCCTGGGACAATCTTCCTTCTGCTCTGTTGGTGTATACCAGGGCTGGGTCCACGACATCGGTTTCTGTATCCAATGGCTTATTACCTGTCACAAATCGTGCTGGCTCTACGATTAATGTGGCTGTTTCTTAGGGGTTAAAAAATGGCGTCACGTTATCCACTTGTTTTAAACGGAACATCCATACAGGAGCTGCAATCAAGCGATGTTCAGTATGGGTTTTTTGGTGAGATTACCGAGACTGTTTACACGCTTGGCACCTCTGGTTCGATTGCACTAGATCCAGCTAATGGTTCTATTCAGGTTTGTGTAGCGACGGGAGCGCCGACATTTACAGATTCTTTAAGCTCAGGCCAGACTGTTGTTTTGCATTTAGAAAATGGGGACACGTATGCACCCGTATGGCCTACTGTGACTTGGGCTACCAGTGCTGGTAATGCAGCACCTACTGTGACGAATAAAGATGTGTTTGTATTTTGGAAAGTCAGTACGACCTTGTATGCGGCTTATGTCGGGAGTTACGCTTAATGTTAAGCAAAGCCTTAACCACTGCGGCGGCTGGCTCTGCGGCTGGCGACTACGAAATCTCACGCTCTCTGCGGTTCAACTCTGCTGACTCTGCTTATCTGAGTAGGACACAAGGAAGTGGAAGTAGAACTACTTGGACATATAGTTTTTGGGCAAAATTCTTTACTCAAAGCGGTGAACCTCATGTATTTACTTTTAATAACACCTCTAATGTAATGTACTTTAATGGTAGTACGAATGGGGCATTACTTTGGTATGACGGAAACGGGTCAAGTTTTTATTTAGTAACAACGCAACTTTTTAGAGACTTTTCTGCTTGGTATCACATAGTAGCTGTAGCAGACACGACCAATGGTACACAAGGAGATAGAATCAGACTCTATGTGAACGGAACTCGTGTCACTGCGTTTGCAACAGCAAACTATCCATCATCTTCTGGATATGTAACTGGTGCTAATCAAAGCGGCACAACAGCAACAATAAGTAAGTCTACTGGTGGTTTTAACGGCTACATGACCGAAATAAACTTCATTGACGGTCAAGCCCTCACCCCATCGTCTTTCGGTGAAACCAACGAAACCACAGGAGTCTGGTCACCTATTCGTTATGCGGGTTCCTACGGCACAAACGGGTTTTACTTACCCTTCTCTGACAATTCAGGAACAACCTCGACAACCCTTGGCGCTGATTCGTCAGGCAACGGGAACAACTGGACACCTAACAACTTCTCTGTAACTGCGGGTGCTGGTAACGATTCTCTTGTGGACTCACCTACAAGGTATGGCACAGACACAGGTGCGGGTGGAGAGGTAAGAGGCAACTACGCCACGCTGAACGCTGTTGATAATGCTTTAACGCTTGCCAACGGAAATCTTCAATTTGATAGAGCAACAACAAGTTGGGCAAGCACTAGAGCAACTTTTGGAGTCACTTCTGGGAAGTGGTATTGGGAGGTAACGCCTACTGCGGCAAGTGGAACGCTTTATTGCATGGTTGGTGTTGCTCTTAATTCTGCAACACTAAGCAACTATTTTGCTACATCGGCAACTGGATGGGCTTACTCTGCTCACGATGGCGGTAAGTATAACAATGCAACTTACTCTGCTTACGGGGCAACATGGACAACTAACGATGTAATTGGCGTTGCATTCGATGCTGACGCTGGAACGCTAACTTTTTACAAGAATAATGTAAGTCAGGGAACTGCTTACACAGGACTCACATCAGGCCCTTATATTCCAGCGGTTTCGTTGTATGGAACGATGACCGCATACATAAACTTCGGACAACGCCCATTTGCCTATGCTGCTCCAACAGGATTTAAAACATTATGTACGACAAACTTACCTACACCAACAATTATTGACTCTTCAGAGTATTTTGATACGGTGTTATATACGGGTAACAGTGTTAGTGGAAGACAGATAACTGGCGTTGGTTTCCAACCTGATTTTGTTTGGACAAAGGGACGTAATGACGCAAATCCTTGGCATAATTTATTTGATGTTATTCGGGGTGGTGGAAAAACATTATTTACAAATTCAACAGCAGCAGAGGTATCAAATAACAATTACGGTTATCTATCGGGATTTAATTCAGATGGATTTACACTTACTCAAGGCAATATTGCAATATCTCAAGTAAATGATGCGGCATACACCTATGTCGCATGGAACTGGAAAGCCGACGGTGCTGGCGTAAGTAACGGAGACGGTACGATTTCTTCTACTGTATCTGTGAGTACGACCAGCGGGTTTAGTATTGTTACTTATACGGGTAACGGAAGTGCTGGTACTACGGTAGGGCATGGACTTGGCGTTGCTCCTAAAATGATTATTGCAAAGACACGCAATAATTTAGGTGACTGGCCTGTTTATCATGTATCGCTTGGCAATACAAAGAATCTTTTGCTAAATACAACAGGCGCAGAATCAACTTCATCAAGCTGGTGGAACAATACAACGCCATCATCTACTGTTATTACGCTTGGCAATAATTCATATATTAATGGCAATACTTATACATTTGTCGCCTACTGTTTCGCAGATGTAGAAGGCTTCTCCAAGTTCGGGAGCTATACAGGTAATGGTAGTGCTGACGGTCCATTCGTGTACACGGGGTTTAGACCAGCGTTTGTGATGATTAAAGGAACAAGTGCAGGATATATCTGGACAATTGAGGATAATAAGCGAGATACATTTAACCCAGAAACAAAATACCTTCAACCACAAGCATCTGCTGCTGAAGGAACCTTTACAACTCAAGATTTTACGTCTAACGGTTTTAAAATTAGAACAGCCGACACAGCATGGAATGGTAGCGGAATTACCTACATCTACATGGCCTTCGCAGAGTCGCCTTTTAAATTTGCGCTCGGGAGGTAGGGATGCCACAAGGTAGATTTCATCAAGACCAAAGCGGAACCAAGATCAATATGTTGACCTTGCTATGCCGCTTGCCTGAGCAGTCGAAGAACAGTAGTTACAAGTACATGACACGCTGTGATTGTGGAACTGAGAAGGCTATCTTTTACAACCAAGTCAAAAGCGGCAGGGCGCAGTCATGCGGATGCTTACAAAAACGCAAGGGTAAAGATGCACCAGCTTATAAGCATGGGCGTAGCGCAACAAAAGAATATGACCTTGAATTGCACATGAAGCGCAACTATGGAATGAGCTTCAAACAGTATGAAGAAATGCTTTTTTCTCAGGACGGTGTTTGTGCAATCTGCAAGGCAGAACCCCCAGTAAATCAACATAAAACCAGACTAAACATAGATCACGACCATTCAACGGGTAAGGTTCGAGGGTTACTTTGTGACTGTTGCAATCGAGCCTTGGGTTTAATGCGTGACAACACAGATTTGCTACAAAAAGCAATTGACTACCTCATGAAGTATTCTCTCGCACGATAGGAGTAACAAATGTTTGCAATCGTACAAAACGGTGAAATCGTAAAAACCTCTGGCTCGATTAGGTCGTTATTTCCCAACATGTCGTTTTCAGCAAAAGGGGCGTCGGCAGAATTTAAGGCAGCTAATAACGTCATGGAGGTTGTAGACGGCGAGCAAAAGGATCAGCGTTTTTATTGGGTGACGCCTGCTAACCCCTCTTTGCAGCTTATTAATGGCGTACCAACCAGGGTGTATACCAACACAGCCAAAGAACTTGAGGATCGTTTAGAAACCAAAGAAGACGGCTCACCGCTGTATGTGCAGGTTTACAACCCAGAAACAGAGCAGATGGAGGACACAACAGAACAGGTTGTGACAAAGGGATTAAAGTCGCAGTTCATTGCCCAGGTTAAAGAGGCGGCGAACACGCAATTGGCCCAAACCGACTGGTATGTGGTAAGAAAGTTTGAAAGAAACGTCGATATACCGGAAAATATAGTGGCGCAGCGAGCAGCGATTGTGAGTGATACCGAGGCTAAAGAACAGGCCATTGCAGCCTGCACCACTGTTGAAGAACTCATGCAGGTTATTTAAGGAATAAAAAATGGCAGCTTCTGAACTTAATGCAACATCGGCGGGTGGCGTTGCGCTGACTGGCGGCGATGCGGATGAGATCGTCATCAAGACCGGGGGCACGGCTGCTATTAGTATTGATGGATCGCAGAATGTTGCGGTGGCAGGAACATTTACTTTTGACGGCGGGACGGAGCCTGCAACCACAGGCAAGGCAATCGCCATGAGCATCGTGTTCGGATAGGATAAATTATGGCAAACCCTAATATTGTTAACGTCACCGACATTCGCGGTAATACCTCGTCGTATTTAATTAGCTCGACCGACGATCCGTTTGCCACGGCGCTGATTAATAATGCGGCGTCATCAAGTAAGATTTACAAGGTCAATATGATTATGGCGGCGAATGTGGATGGGGTCAGCCCTTACGACATAACCATAAAGCTGTTTTCCCAAGATGACCTTGGCGGCACAGGCACGGCGCTGGCTTCTACGATCACGGTCCCTGCGGATTCGTCAGTGATTATTATTGACAAGAACTCTTCCTTTTACCTTCTTGAAGACAAGTCCATTGGTGCGACAGCGGGTACGGCGAATAAGATCGTAGTGACCTGCTCCTGGGAGGAGATAGCCTAATGGCACAGTTCCCAAGTCAAACAGACGCCAACGGCATCTGGAGGATTAACGACCTTCGCAACGCCCGTATGGGCAGTAATTGGCCCTTAGTAGGTCCAGCACCTGTTGAGTACCTCGTCATCGCTGGTGGTGGCTCGGGAGGTACCTACACACCTTCCAGCGGTTATACGATAGGCAACCCCGGATTTAATTCCGTCTTTGCAACCATCACATCTGATGGAGGTGGTTATGGCGGGCGATATAACAACATCCCCGGCGGTCCCGGCGGTTCTGGTGGCGGCGGCGGTGGAACCAGCTCCGGTGGAGTTACTCCCGGCGGCCCCGGTACCTCTGGTCAGGGAAGCGATGGTGGTCTTGGTGCCGGTCCATCACCTGCTTATCTTGGTGGCGGCGGTGGTGGTGCAAGCGCAGTCGGCCAAAATTTTCAAACATCACCCGTAGCATCTGGTGCTGGTGGTGACGGTCAGTATTCGGACATTACTGGAACTGCTGTTCAACGGGCTGGTGGTGGAGGCGGCGGTTCCGGTGGAAGCACCGCTGGAGCAGGTGGCGCAGGTGGCGGTGGCGCAGGCGGTTCTGCCGCAAATGGCACTCCGGGAACTTCATTAACAGGCGGTGGCGGTGGCGGTGCTGATATGGGCATTGGAGCGGCGGCGGGTGGTGGCGGTGCGGGTGGCTATCGCACAAACTATACGTCTTCTGGGCCTACTCCTTCTCCAAAACTTTCAGGAGGCCCTAGCGGTGGCTCTTCTATCGAGGCATCTTTTAGTGCTATACCGGGAACGGCTTACACAGTCACAGTAGGTGCTGGTGGTGCGTCTGTTGGGTCAGGTACAGGAACGTCAGGCGCAGGCGGCTCAGGTGTCGTTTATCTTCGTGTCCCAGACGGTTTTGCCGCAGCGTTTTCTGATGGCGTAATGGCAAGAGCCTATTCTGTATCCGGGTACAACATCTACGAAGTTCAGCAAACAACAACCACGGGTGAAACCGTAACCTTCTTCCCCAACGCCTTTTTGGTGGAATACCTTGTGGTTGCAGGGGGAGGTGGCGGTAGTGACATGGGTGGTGGTGGTGCAGGTGGATTTTTGACATCTGACAATACTGTTGCTTTGCCTGTAACCGTTGGTCAAACCTATCCTGTAATTGTTGGTGGTGGTGGAACTGGCGGTCCTAATAATTCAACCGGAACATCCGGTAGCAACTCTCAATTCGCCTCAATACTTGCCACTGGTGGTGGACATGGTGGCGTTTACAATGCAAACAACGCCGCTACTGGTGGTTCTGGTGGTGGTGGCACAGGAACACCTTCTCCTCAATACCCAGGAGCCGCTGGAAATACACCTTTTCGTTCCCCATCTCAAGGAAATAGTGGAGGCAATGGTGGCACAGCGAACTATGCTGGTGGCGGTGGTGGCGGTGCAACTGACCCTGGTTCAAACGGAACCACAACTGGTGGAAACGGTGGGAATGGAACTGCATCATCTATTTCTGGTTCTCCTGTAACTTATGCTGGTGGTGGAGGCGGCGGTTCCTTGTCAGCAACGGGCAGTACGGGTGGAGCAGGAGGCGGTGGTAACGGGGGTGGAGATGCGTCTCCCGGATCAACATCAACTCCCGGAGGTACCAATACTGGTGGCGGCGGTGGAGGAGGAGGCACGGATTACAACCCAAATGCTATTGCGAGAGGTGGCGGCTCTGGCGTAGTCATTATTAAGATCGAAGACATACGAACAGCCACATTCTCTGCTGGTGTCACGTACAGCGAATCCACTGCGGTATCAGGCTACAAGATCTACACGGTCACGGCGACCTCTACGACAAGCGAAACAGTAACTTTCTCATAAGGATTTATTATGGCTTCCACGATTAACTCAACAACGTCTGGTGCGGGTGGCCTAATCACTACCGGAGATGCCTCTAACGTATTAAAATTACAGACAAATGGGGTGGACGCCGTTTCGATTGACGCCTCTCAGAATGTTGCGGTCACGGGGGATCTGACTTTTAATAATGGAGCCAAGGCGGCAAGTACGGGAAAATCCGTCGCAATGGCAATTGTTTTTGGAGCGTAAGCCATGGCTGCACCTAATATTGTTGAAGTAACCACGATCACAGGCCGCACGGAAGGTCAGGCGGTTGGTCTGTCAGCCACGGCAATTGTTGCGAATCCAGCAGCTTCTGGTAAGGTATTCAAGGTCAACGCCCTGTATGTATCCAATGTAGACGGCACAGACAATGCGGATGTCACAATTACCTTTTACGATGCCAGCGTTACAACAAGCTTTCATATTGCCAAGACGGTGACGGTCCCTGCGGATGGTTCGGTGACATTTCTAAACAAATCCATTTACCTTGAAGAGGGTGATGAGCTGCGCCTTGCTGCTAATGCAACAGGGGATATTGAAGCGGTCGCCTCGTTCGAGGAGATTAACTAATGCCTTACCCAACCCGCTCTTCAGCTTCCAGTATCTGGGAGCTTAACCAAATAAGTCAGGCCATATTAGGCAATGACTGGCCCAGTGTCTCTGTCCCACTAGAGTACCTCGTCATTGCCGGTGGTGGTGCAGGGGGAAGTGGATCAAGCGGAAATGGTGGTGGTGGTGGTGCGGGGGGTTATCGCACAAACTACACATCGGCTGGTCCTGTTCCAACCCCCAAACAATCAGGTGGTGGTGCGTCTCTTGAATCTGCGCTGACGATTACAACCGGCACGGCTTACACAGTAACAGTCGGTGCTGGTGGCGCTGGTTCAGCATCTAATCAAACTGCTGGCAATGGGTCTAATTCTGTCTTTTCAACTATTACTTCAACGGGCGGTGGCGGCGGAAGTAGTGAGACTTCAGGAACAGGTGCGACTGGGGGATCAGGCGGTGGAGGTGGTGGCCCTGCTGGCCCAGGTGGACCGGGAACCACAAGCCAAGGGTTTGCTGGAGGTTCAGATCCCGGTGGAGGCGGCGGCGGTGGCGCCGGAGAAGCTGGTGGAACAGACGGCCCCGGAGAGGGTGGTGATGGTGTTTGGTCAGATATTACCGGGTCAGGCACTCAACGAACAGGGGGTGGTGGAGGGCGTGGGGCCGCATCGTTAGGATACGCAGGCGGTGCAGGAGGTGGTGGTGATGGCGCTGGAGATCCCCCCGGTGTCGCTGGTGATGGCACACAACTTACCGGCAGCGGTGGCGGCGGTAGCCGTGCTGGTTTAGTAGGCGGTGCAGGCGGCTCAGGTGTCGTAGTTCTCCGAGTACCCGATTATGTTGCCGCACAGTTCTCAGGTGGTGTAGCCGCCCGTGCTTACTCCGTGTCTGGCTACAACATTTATGAGGTTCAGCAGACCACGACAACTGGTGAGACTGTGACGTTCTACCCCAATGCTTTCTTAGCAGAATATCTTGTTGTCGCAGGAGGAGGTGCAGGAAGACCCATCCTAAACTATGCTGGCGGCGGTGGCGGCGCAGGAGGCGTTTTGACTTCTGATAATACTGTTGCTATACCCGTAACGGTTGGACAGACTTACCCTGTTATTGTTGGAGGTGGCGGGGCGTTAGCATCATCGGGTTCTGATTCTCAATTTGCTTCAGTCGTTGCAAGTGGCGGCGGTGTAGGTGGTATAGCTTCTGGAACTTCGGCTGGAGGTAACGGAGGCTCTGGTGGCGGAGGTGGTCAATTTGGAGCCTTTGGAGCCGTAGGTGGTTTTGGTAATACGCCATTTAGAAACCCATCACAAGGAAATAACGGCGGCAGTTCTGTGGGCGGTAGTGGAACCCGTTCGGTTGGTGCTGGTGGTGGAGGTGCTGGTGCCATAGGAGGAGACTCAGGAGCAAGCACTAGCGGTGGAAATGGTGGTAATGGAATCACATCATCCATTTCGGGATCGCCTGTAACTTATGGCGGCGGCGGTGGGGGTGGAGCCGACACAAACCCCGGTGTAGCGGGTACAGGTGGGACAGGTGGTGGAGGCGATGGTGCAGGTTTTAGCAACAATGCCACAAATGGCACAGATGGTTTAGGCGGTGGTGGTGGTGGTAACGGCGGGACAATTTCTGGGCCGGGTCAAAGAAACGGTGGTACGGGCGGTTCAGGCGTAGTCATCATCAAGATCCCTGACACTCGCACTGCGACATTCTCGGGTGGTGTTACTAACACTTTGTCCACAGCAGTTGCTGGATACAAGATCTACTCTGTAACTGCTACTTCATCAACTAACGAAACGGTCACATTCTCATGAACAACACCGCAGAAGTAATACCTATGCACAGTTCTCCTGAAGAACGGCAGACACCTAACCCTGCTTGGGCGTTCAACCTCGACCCCGTTCATTCATGGGCCTATTGGGAGAAAGCCTTCAGCAAAGAGGAGTGCGAGCGCATCATCGAGATCGGCAACGACAGGACTCAGCGTCAAGCCAAGACTCGTGGTGAAGAAGCACAAAAGGTG